CTCTTAATAAAAAAGAAAAATGGGAGAGCCATATCCGAAACTCAAAACCGAAAGTTTTGAGCCATATCCGACCGGAAAATCGAGTCGCGTTTCGCGCGACAAAAAAGCCGCCCCCGAGAATTTCCCAGAGGCGGCTTTTGATTTCCGAAACGTTACTGCAGGGATCAATCGAACGCGATTGCGAGCGCGATTGCATCTTCCAAAACGTAGCGATACTCGCACGTCAGATTGACGTCAGCCCATTCGGTCAGGCGATCATGCTCACTGTCCGAAAGACAATCAACGGCTGCCTTTGCCATGCGTCTAACCAGCGCGCGCCTCTCATCTTTCGTCATTTTGCAACTCCTTATGTGGACTCATCAGCGCCGGCCTAACCGGCGGACTAGCGGGCCGATATTTCGGTCCCGCCAGTTTCGTCCTACATATCGAACGTGACGGCCGACGCCAGTTCGGCGCGCTTCGCCCGCGACGCGGCCAGTTCGGCCATCTTTTCCTCGACGGCCGGGGCGAACGTCGCCTCGTTCGCGGCGAACCATTCGTCGAGTTTCGCGTTCTGCGCCGCATCGTCGAGGCCGGTGAACCGCGCCCATTCCGGCGACTTCGCGCCGAACTTGGCCTTCACCGCGCCGCGCACGATAACCCGCGCCACGCGAGTCCGTTCGTCCGCACCGTCGCCAGTGCCACGCGTCCCGATCGTGCCGTTGAGCAGTTTATCCAGCTTGCCGTTGAACGCGCCCAACGCCTCGTCCGTGGACTTCGCACCGGCATAGGCGTCCTGCAGGGTCTGCAGTGCGAACGTCATGAGGTGCGCCACGCTGGCGTCCGGCAACACCTGTCCGTTCAACTTGAACGTGCCCTTCGGAACGTCGAACGTCACGGAGCCGATGGCGCCGAACGTCTTGTGATTGTATGACCGTGCATATTCCATGATGACAACTCCTAACCGCGTGATTGCGGTGCGTCCAACATAATCGAGCCGCGATATGTGTCAACACCATATCACGCCCATATCAATCAACTCGTCGCATTTTTGTTGCCATTCCGTTCCAGCTAGCAACAACTCGTGCGCGCGGGCGAGACCCCCTTTCGCCGATGGGGAGGGGGCCGCGTGTATACCTCCCCGTCCGCAAAATATGCGTGCTTCAGCACATATGGCTCGCATACATATTGCATCAGCGCGCCGGTTGTGGTAGGATCGCAACTGCGATGAACGATATCTTTCGAGTGAACGGACGAGCCTCTAGGCCGCTCTCGGCGGTGCAGGTGCGGGAGCTGGATGACTGCGACATGGCGCTGCTTACGGAGGAGAAGGGCAGCGTAGCGCCGCCGCTCAAGCGCCTCAGTGAGCGCCATCACGCACTAGCCCGGTGCCTCGCCTCGGGTATGGAGGACGGCGATGCTGCGATAACGTGCGGGTACGTCGCCTCGCGCGTCAGCATTCTGAAGGCCGATCCGGCGTTCCAGGAACTCCTCGTCTTCTATCGACAGGACGTGAACAGCAAATATCTTGATATGCACGGCGTCCTTGCCGGCCTGTCGCTCGACGCGGCGATGGAACTGCGCGAACGGCTTGAGGCCGATATTTCCGCCGAGGAAAAGTCGATTAGTGTCGGCCAGCTCATGGAGCTTACGAAGCTCGGCGCGGACCGGACCGGCTTCGGCCCACAGTCGTCGCAACTGAACGTCACTGTAGATTTGGCAGGGCGGCTGGAGGCCGCGCGTAAACGAGTGGAACAACGTCGGATCGGGAGTCAGGCCAATGACGGTTAAGACGGTAGCGCAACTTCGCGCCGCGATAAACGATAACTTTCGGAGCACTCACACTTACAACGAGTCGGTCGGCTCACGGCTTAACACCGCGCTCACTGACATAGTTGATAGTTTCGAGTCGGTTGATAGTGATAAGGCGCCGCTAGCCAGCCCCGCCTTCACCGGAACGCCGACAGCTCCGACGGCCGCGCTCGGCACAAACACGACGCAGCTCGCCACCACCGCCTTCACCCAGGCTGCGGTCGCAGCGCTGGTTGACTCGTCACCCGCAGCGCTCGACACGCTGAACGAACTTGCAGCGGCACTAGGCGACGATGCGAACTACGCTACTACAATCAATAATGCCCTTGCCTTGAAAGCTCCGCTCGCCAGTCCAGTATTCACCACCTCATTCTCCTATACCGGAGCGGACGCTTACTTCGGTGATGCCGGCGCTTACAACGTTGTTCATATCAGAGCAAGCAGCGCCGCTGCAGCAAGAGTCGCCGGTCGTCCCGGCAATATGGACCTTGGCGGCGACACCATCAATTTTGAGAACACTGCCGGCAACGTGGCCTATGGTTCGCTATCCGCAACAGCGCTTAACCTCACAACCGGACGAGTGTTTAGCATCGACGGAACGCAGGTAGTCGGCCCGCAGGGCGCTGCCATCGCCGACGCAACCGACGCGGCTTCCGCAATCACCCAACTCAACCTAGCCCTTGCGGCCCTTCGCACTCACGGACTTATCGACACGTAGTATGAACCTCATCGAGGAACTCGCCCAATACTCTTCGGACCCGTACGGGTTCGTTCTCTTCGCCTTTCCTTGGGGCGAGGCCGGAACCGAACTTGAGAATTACACTGGGCCGCTCGATTGGCAGGTCACCGTCTTAGAGGACCTCGGCAACGGTCTCATCAGCATTGAGCAGGCTATTCAGATAGCCCGCACCAGCGGCCACGGTATCGGCAAGTCCGCCCTCGTTGCCTGGATCATCCTTTGGGCCATCAGCACCTACGAGGACACGAAAGGTGTTGTTACGGCGAACACCGAGAACCAGCTGAAAACAAAGACCTGGGCCGAGGTCGCTAAATGGCACCGCTTGTTCATCGCTCGCGAATACTTCAACATGACGGCGACCGCGCTGTTCGCGCGCGACCCGCTGCATGAGCGGACGTGGCGCATCGACATGGTGCCTTGGTCGGAGCGGAACACGGAAGCGTTCGCTGGCCTTCACAATCACGGTAAGCGCATTCTCGTTATCTTCGACGAAGGCTCCGCCATCCCCGACGTGATTTGGGAGGTTACTGAGGGAGCGCTCACTGACGAGGACACGCAGATTATTTGGTGTGTCTTTGGTAACCCGACGAGGAACAAGGGCCGGTTCCGTGAATGCTTCGGAGGCGGCCGGTTCGCGCACCGCTGGTCAACGGCCGCGATCGACTCCCGCACCGTGCCGATCTCCAACAAAACTCAAATCCAACGCTGGATTGATGACTATGGCGAAGATAGCGACTTCGTGCGCGTTCGCGTTCGCGGCCTGTTCCCTCGTGTGGATGCTGAGTCGTTCATCCCACATTACCTCGCCGCGCAGGCGATCGAACGCGAAATCCTTTCGCAGGGCGGTGCCGTCGTTATCGGAGCCGACATTGGCCGCTTCGGCGACGATCCCTCAGTCATCTATCCTCGCTGCGGCCGGGATGCAATAACTCGTCCGCCCGAAATCCTTTACGGCTTAGACACGATGACCGTCGCAGGTAAGATAGCGGCAGCCTACCTGCGCTACGGAGCGTCCATCTGCATGGTGGACGAAGGCGGTGTCGGAGGCGGCGTGGTTGATCGCCTCCGACAGCTCCGCATCCCCGTCATCGGCGTTGACTTCGGCTCCGGCGCTGACGGCTACGCGAACAATGGAGTTAAGTACGCAAACAAGCGCGCTGAGATTTGGGGTGCGCTGCGCGACTGGCTCGAGGACGGCTCCATCCCGAATATCGTAACAGGCGAGAATGTCACGCTCACTGATGAGCTAACCGCGCCGACCTACACGATGACTAAGAAGGAAGAGATACAACTGGAAAGTAAGAAGGAAATGCGGACTCGCGGAGTGCCATCACCAAACGTGGCTGACGCGCTCGCCTGCACTTTCGCCTATCCGACCTACGAGTACCAAGCCACTTCACCTTCACAGACCGTTCAGAAGCCTGCGGTCGCACCTGACTACGATCCGTTTGCACACATTTATGAAGGAGCCTGATATGGGGTTCGTAAGAAACCTTGCGAAAGTAGGAACATTCGGCCTAGCCGGAATGGCTATGGCGAAGGACAAGAAACGGGAGCCTATGATGAGGTCGCCCTCGATGATAAGCAATATGCCGATGGAGCGTCCGACCTCCATGATCGGCCCACGTAAAGGAGGTTAACAATGGGATTTCTGAGACCGAAGGTTCCTACACCTCCGCCAGCGCCGAACCCGGCTCTTGCTGCTTCAGACCCCTCCAACCCCGAGATAGACGGAGACAGTGGCGTGTATGCGTCCGCTCGCTCTCTTATCAGCACCTCGTCTCAGGGGCTAAAGCGGCGCGCCTCGGTGCAGCGAACCTCGTTGATCGGAGGCTGATGTGAGGATTGATGCGAAAGAGCAGAAGCGTCTGCAAGGCATCATTGCTGAGCTTCGCTCGGATCGCCTCCCCTTTTGGAACCTGTGGCGCGAAATCGCCAACTACTTTCTGCCGAAGCGTTACGTTTGGCTTCAGTCGGATAAGGAAGCCCGCATCCGCAACGCCAAGAACCCGTACATCTTAGATAGCACCGGCACGACCGCAGGACGTATCCTCGCCAGCGGTATGATGAACGGCATCACCTCCCCTTCCCGTCCGTGGTTTAGGGGTCGCATCGCTGGCTTCGAACATGAAGGCGACGCAGTTGCTCTTTGGGCCGATGAGGTGGTGCGGCGGATACTCTTCGTGATGAGCGAAAGCAACTTCTACAACGCGATGGCGGTGCTATACCTCGACCTAGTGAACTTCGGCACCGCTGCCATGCTCATCTACGAGGACGACGATACAGTCATTCGCTGTTACAACCCGGCGCTCGGTGAGTTCTACCTTAGTCAGGGCTTTCGTCTTTCCGTCGATACGTTCGCTCGTGAGTTCAAGCAGTCTGTAAAGCAGCTCGCGAAGAACTTCGGTGAGGAAAACCTGTCTGAGACGCTGCGTAATAAGTATAGAACAGGCGGCCAGCAGTGCCTGCACCTGTACGACGTGACGCACCTCATCGAGCCAAACTACTCTGGCAGCGACGTGCCAAGCAAGTTTGCATACATCGAGACGTATTGGGAAACCGGCGCGATTTCACAAGGTCAGGTACTGGCGCGGCGCGGGTTCAACGAACTTCCCGGCATCTTTCCGCGGTGGGAGCTAACTGCGAACGATAGCTACGGCACCAGCCCGGCGATGGACGCCCTGCCTGACGTTATCCAGCTACAGCACGAAACGAAGCGCAAAGCGCAGGGCCTCGACAAGATGATTAACCCGCCGATTGTGGCGGATATTCAGCTTGAGCATCGGCCTACCGCCCTGATGCCCAACGGCATCACCTTCGTAGCCGGCAACAACAACGTCGGTGCAAAGCCCCTCTATCAAATCCAAGCCCCGCTTCAGGAAATGACTGAGGACATTCGCGAAATCCAGCTTCGTATCCGCGAAACTTTCCACAACAACCTGTTCAACATGATCAGCCAGCTCGACACCGTGCGCTCCGCTACGGAGATTGATGCGCGTCGGGAAGAAAAGCTGGTTATGCTCGGCAGTGTCCTCGATCGCTTTGAGAGCGAGGCGCTTGAACCGGCCATCAATCGTATATTCTCCATCATGGAACGGCAGGGAATGCTGCCTGACCCGCCTCCTGAGATCGAGGGCACAGACATTGAATGGCAATATATGTCGATCCTTTCGACTGCACAGAGCGCTGTTGCGGCCGCGCCGGTTGAGCGGTGGGCAGCATTCATTGGCAATCTTTCGCCGGTGGCACCGGAGGTATTGCAGGTACCGGACTGGCCAGAACTGGTCCGCAACTACGGTTCCGACATTGGTGTTCTCGCGAAGAACATGAAGAGTCGGGAGGCGGTTGCGGAATTGACCGAAACCGAGCAGGCGCGACTTGACGCACAGGAAGCGGGCATTGCCGGTAAGGAACTGGTCGATGCCGGCAAGGTACTCAGCGAGACTGATGTTGGCGGCGGCGCTAATGCTCTTCAACAGCTATTGGCACAGGGGTAGGTATGGTCGTGTGCGAAAGGCACGGATATGGCTCCTTTACACCTCACGCGATCCGTGATAGGGTGACGCCGTGACCGAGCACCGCCTACGCACGAAATGGAAGCAGGAGGATGAGACTGCGATCAATGCCGCTTTCGAAGCCCTGTTTCAACATTATCAGGGCCGCAAAGCTGTTTGGTGGCTGTTGCAGATCGGGCAGATCGGCCGCCAGCCCTTCGCCAACAATGCGCTGCAAACAGCTTTCAGTTGCGGGGAATTGAATGTAGGTCAACAGATTTTAGACCGGATAACCTCCATCAGCCCGGACGGTTATCTTGAGATGATGAAGGAGATGGCTGATGAACGTAGACGACGGGACGGAGAACTTGCAGCAGCAAGAGCAGAACAACGAGCAGACGCAGGACTCGGAACAGAAACAGAATAACGAGCAGGAGTCTGACGAACAGAAATCTCTCGTCAATGGCGAGCAGAAGAACGAACAGCAAGAGTTCGTCCCCCTCACCGCCGAGGACATTACCATCCCCGAGGGCCTTGAGGTCAACGACGAAGCGCGCGACGCGGCCCTCGCCATCATTAATAATCGGGAGCTATCCCCGAAAGAACAACTGCAAGAGCTGGTCAACTTGCAGGGTAAAATGGCCAAGGAAGCATCGGAGTCGATTAGCGAGACTTGGGCGACCACGCAGAAGACTTGGCAGGATGAAGTCAAGGCTGATCCTACGATCGGCGGCGACAAGCTTCCTGCTACGCTCGCTGCGGTTAATAAGCTTGTCACCGAATATGGCGATGACAAGCTCGTCGAGGCGTTTGCTCTGACCGGCGCGGGCAACCACGTCAGTGTTATCAAGTTCCTCAATACGCTTGCCGGAAAGCTTCTTGAGGGCGGTCCCGTTACAGCGACCAGCCCGACCAACCAAGATAGCACCGCGGCGGAGCGTTTGTTCCCAAGCATGAAGAAAGGATAAGGTATGGCAACGCTTGCCACGACTCATCCGACACTTCTCGATCTCGCTCGACGGACTGATCCTGACGGCAACATCGCAGATATTGTCGAAATCCTCAATCAGACCAACGAAATCCTTGATGATATGGTCTGGATGGAGGGCAACCTCACGACAGGTCACCGGACCACCATCCGGACCGGCCTGCCGACTCCTACCTGGCGCAAGATGTATGGCGGCGTCCAGCCCACGAAGTCGACGACCGCGCAGGTCACCGACAACACTGGTATGCTGGAGGCTTACGCCGAGGTTGATAAGGCCTTGGCCGATCTCAACGGCAACACCGCTGCATGGCGGCTGTCGGAAGAGACTCCGCACATCGAGGGCATGTCGCAGGAAATCGCTCAGACGATCTTCTACGGCAACGAGGGTACCGAACCGGAGGCCTTCACCGGCCTGTCACCCCGCTTCAACTCGCTCACCACGGCAGCTAATGCTGACAACGTGATCGACGGCGGCGGTTCTGGCACCGACAACGCGAGCATCTGGCTTGCTGTTTGGGGTCCGCAGTCGGGCTTCGGCATCACGCCGAAGGGCTCGAAGGCTGGTCTCCAGATGGAGGACAAGGGCCAGGTGACCATCGAGAGCATCGACGGCGCGGGCGGACGCATGGAAGCGTATCGCACGCACTATCGGTGGGACGCTGGTCTGACGATCCGTGATTGGAGGTACTTCGTTCGTATCGCCAACATTGATCGCAGCGCGTTGACAACTGACGCCTCCTCCGGCGCACACTTGCCAAACCTTATGATGGAGGCGTTCGAACGAGTGCCGAACATCAACGGTCGAGCCGTATGGTACATGGATCGAGGCCTCAAGACTAAGCTCGGTCAGCAGGATGCAGCGTTGACAAAGCAGTCCACGCTTCAGACTGGCGACACCGGAGGAAAGATTGTCACTAGTTGGCACGGCATCCCGATCCGGCGCGTTGATGTGCTGTCGCCTGATGAAGCGCTGGTTCCGGCTTAAGGAGAATTAACATGGCAATTATGGACGAACGACTTGAGTTCGCCGATGCCGTGTCTGTCGCTGCGGCGGCGGGTACAGCACTCATCGGTGACGTTATCGACTCGCAGGTGGTGCGAGACATGGGAATGGGCGAGCCTGTTTGGCTTATCATTTCCATCGACACTGGCATCATCACCGGTGGGGCAGCCGGAACGATCCAGTTCAAGCTTGTTTCTGATGCTCAGGCAGCAATCGCGACAGACGGTTCGGCATCAGAACACTTTACGAGCAAGGCATTCGTCACCGACGATGACGCGCTCAATGATCTGGACGCCGGTGAGATTGCGGTCGCGGTGCCGCTCCCTGTTGAGGGTGTGGCCTACGAGCGTTATCTCGGCATTCTTGCTGTCATCGCTACGACCACGGTCACGGCAGGTAAGATCAATGCTTACCTGACCCTGAACCCGCCGACGACGAACAAGGTCTATGCGGAAGGAGCTAACTAATGGCTAATGGAACAGTGTTGGTCCGACTTAAGAGGGACTGGTTCGCGCCTGATGGTTCGCTCTATCAGGTGCGAGATAATCCGCATGAGTTTCCAGCTCATTATGCGGATAAACCGAAGCAGCGGAAAGACGAAAGTGCCGAGAAGTTTGAAGCCCGTAAGAAGGCTTCGAAGTTCGAAGTGCTTCCGACGACCGCCGAAGTTGTGGAAGGAGGCAAGACGGTTGCTGTTCTTCAGCAGACCGCCAGCGGTGATGTTGTTGAAGTGCCGACGGCTGTTGAGGGTGACGTCAAGTCTCTTGGCGGGGCTCTCAACGATAAGGGACAGGAAGAGCCTGACCAGCCGACCGCGAAGGCGGAGAAGGCTGCTGAGGACCTGAACCTCGAGGTTGGGGGCAAGCCGCGTGAAAGTGGCCCGCTTCCTGCTGGCTCTCGTCCACGCAGGTAAGGAGTCTGGTCGGTGGCGATATCGAGCGAAGTGCAGGTCTACAACCTGGCTCTCAACGCTGTTGGGACACGGAGCAACATATCGTCACCGACTGAACAATCTCGGGAGGCGGAGGTCTGCAACCTTTGGTATAGTCCAGTTAGGGATCAGATATTATCGGCTGCGCCCTGGCCCGAAGCTACCAAGATTGCATACCCCGCCCTCCTTGCTGAAGCCGATGATGAGGCCGCATGGCTGGAAACAGAGCCGCGCCTTGGTTATCAGTACGTATATGCGATGCCGAGCGATGCGCTGCGGCCGCGCTATATGAGCGATTTCAGTCGCTTCCTTTTTTCAAACTATGACGGCCAGCGCGCTCTGCATAGCAACACGGAAGATGCGATCCTCGCCTACACCAGTCGGCTTGAGAACGTCGCGCTGTGGGACTCCGAATTGCAGATGGCCGTAGTCTACGGCCTCGCCGCAAACATCTGTATGCCGCTTACCGGCAAGCCTTCTCGCGCCAAGATGCTCGCTGAGAAGGCCAACGAACTTATCATCAACGCGCGAGTAGCTGCGGCTAACGCCAACAACGAGTCTTACGAGTCCATACCTGATTGGATCGTCGCTCGTGGCTTCAACACCGCTAGCGCACAGCGTTACTTTCATCCCTATGGCAGCTTGTTGAGCCTGACTAGTGTCGGTTGATGTAGTCAAGTTTGCGTTTATCGCGGGGGAAATATCCCCGACGCTTTACGGCCGTACCGATCTGACGAAGTTCGATCTTGGTATGGCGGAGGCGAAGAACTTCTTTGTTGACTATCGTGGCGGTCTTAGCAGCCGGCCCGGTACCCAGTTCAAAGAACATGTTTATAAAGACACGCTGCAGACGCGAAAGGTGCCATTCACATTTGCGCCCGATGAAGAGGACACATATATTATCCTGTTTGGGGATGATTATATCCGCTTTTTGCAGGGCGGAAATTACGTTCTCGAGGCATCGAAAGCAATCACTGGTGTAACAAAAGCCAACCCGGGTGTTGTTACGTCAGCAGGACACGGACTGGCCGCCGGCCGCTGGGTGAAGATCAGTGGCGTTGTTGGAATGACGCAGCTGAATGGTAAGACTTATGAAGTAAGGAGTCCGGCCGCTAACACGTTCCAGCTTTACTCCGTGCCCGACGGTCAGCCGCTCGACACTACGAACTTCACTACGTATAGCAGCGGCGGGATCATTGAACCAGTCTATGAGGTGGCTTCGCCTTATGGAGCCGAGGACTTGGACGGATTGTACTTCGACCAGTATCGTGACCGCATTCGCATCACGTCGCTTGACTTCGCTCCGCGCGATCTGACGCGTAACGATCACGCCAGTTGGACACTCGCGGAAGCTGATATCAGCCCGTACTACGACGGACCCACAATCACCTCGTCCTCGACTAGCGCTGCTGGAAGCGCGCAGACGATCTTTGCGGTAACGAAGGTTTTAGCTGACGGCACTGAGAGTGTTGTGGGCAATCTGATAAAGCTTTCCAACATCGTCAATTATCCGGTCACTGAGGGAAGCGTTAGTATTCTCTGGACTGCTGAAACTGATGCGGTATACTATAACGTGTATCGCTCGATCGTCAGCGTTAGCGAGGTGCTGTCTTTTGGCGCGGAGCTTGGCTATGTCGGCCGGACGAAGGGCACAAAGTTCACTGACCCAAATATCATCCCTAACTTCGGCCGAGTTCCTCCGACAAACTATAATCCGTTTGAGCCGGGTGCCATTACCTCGATCACCATAACAGCCGATGGTGCGGGTTATACCGAAACCAGCACGGTTAGCGTCTCGGGTGCGGGAGCAACGGGTAGTGGCTTCGCCGGTCGAGTTGTGGTGGACGACACTGGGCAGATTGTTAATGTTGAGATATTGAGCGGCGGCTCTGGCTACGTGGAGCCAGTCACGGTGACCTTTGCCGGTGGCGGTGCTGGTGCAACTGCGACAGCCGAAGCCCGTGCAATGACCGGCACCTATCCGGCCCTCAGTGCCATATTCCAACAGCGGCAGGTGTTCGCGGCTAGTGAGATTGAGCCTATTACCGTTTGGGGTAGTCAGTACAAGCGGTTCAACAATTTCAACTCTAGCGATTTGGTGCTTGACAGCGACTCTTATGAAATGGCGCTTGACACAGCAGCAATCGCGCCGATACGACACCTGCTGTCCACGCGCGGCGGTCTGCTCGCTATGACGCAGGAGACGGTCTGGCTGTTGAATGGAGGTGGAGCGGACAAGCCGCTTACTCCAACGAACGCGCTGGCCGATCCGCAAACTTACACAGGTGTTAGCGACCTGCTCCCGCTTCGTATAGGCTCCGGCATTCTCTATACCGAAGGTAAGGGATACGCTGTTCGGATGCTAGAATACAATGAGATTTCACGCGTCTATAGTGGAGTCGATCGGAGCATTCTCGCAAACCATCTGTTCGGAGCGGGTAAGGAAATCACTCGTTGGGGATTTCAAGAAAGCCCGTTCAAGACAGTGTGGTGTACGAGAGCGGACGGGGTTGTGCTCGCTTTCACGATCGTCACTGAGGAAGAGGTGTTTGCTTGGACGCCGTGTGAGACTCGCGGTAAGGTTACGGACCTGCTCGTTGTGAGAGAAAGCAACGAGGACGTTGTTTATCTGACGGTTGAGCGGTTCGTTAACGATCGCTGGAGTAAGTTCATCGAGCGAATGGACCTGCGCCAGTTCCGTAATGTAGAGGACGCTTGGTGCGTAGACTGCGGACTGTCACTCGATGGCACCACGCAGGCAGGCTCCGTCACTATTTATCGCGACGAGGATGATAATTACACAGCGGTTCGTACCAGCGGCTCGTTTACAGGAACTGAGGATCGTGTTCTGCGTGTCGCTAATGGCATCTTCAGGGTGGACACTGTCACATCCGCCACTGAGGTAACGCTAGAAATGTGGGCCGAGCCGGATAATTGGGTTCCGCAAACTGACCGAGCGTACACTTACGTTGAAAGCGATTGGACGCTTGACACACCAGTTACTACATTAAGTGGCCTTCATCATCTTGAGGGCGAGGAAGTTGCTATCCTTGGTGACGGTAACGTGTTCCCGCGGCAGACGGTGGTTGATGGAGCGGTTACGCTACCCAACGCTGTAACGAGGGCGATCGTCGGTTTACCATTTTCTTGTCAGGGTAAGACGCTTCCGCTCATCGTACCGGACGCCGGAATTGAGGCGAAGCGGAAGCGTATTGTTGCAGTCTCTACCAGGCTGATCAATAGCCGTGCGCTTAAGGTTGGGGATAGTTACGAGCGCGCTTATCCGATGAAGGAACGTACGACTGAAACCATGGGACGGCCGACGGCGCTGCAAGATGGAATACATCACCAGCCAGTTGGCACGTTTTGGGACGAAGATGGCTTTACGTATTTTAAGCTGGATGACCCCCTTCCGGTGACGCTCCTTTCCCTTGTACAAGATGTGGAAGTTGGCGATGAACCCGATTGATAACCTCCCCGATCTGGATTGGAATGAGATCGCTAAGCGGGAGATTATTGTCACCGGCGCGAACCTTGTCGCTAGGAGTGACTTCGCGTACCAGATTGGGAGGGTTGCGATTGCCGGCCTCATATATTATAGCTATATCGGCCCGCCCTGGTTTTGGTTTGCGCTCGCGAAAGGCGTTACGTTGCGTGACCTGATAGACTTTCGAGCGTTGCGAGAGCAGATACCGGCTGGTGCGTTGACGGCTGTTTGTGAAGAGTGGCCGAACGCCATTCGCTTCGCTGAGTTTTATGGCTTTGAAGATACTGGAAATGTTCGGCCTAATGAGGGTCGAGTGTACAAGATTTACCGGAGGATATAAATGGCCTTTCTTCCTCCTCTTTTAGCAACGGCCGGGACGTTTCTCGCGTCAAGCGGCGGTGCCGCTGCTCTTACTGGCCTCAGCGCTGGTATCGCGGGGTTGTCGGCGATCCAGTCTGGAAACTATCAGGCCGCCGTTGCGAAGAACAACGCTCGCATTGCGGAAGAAAACGCCGCGAGGCAGAGTGAAGCAGCGCAACGTGAGGCACTTCGATCCGACCAAGACTATCGTGCGCTGTTGGCGGAACAGCTGGCTGCGCAAGGAGCGAGTGGGTTCGACATTCTCGGCCGGTCGCAGCAAAGCGCACGGCTACTTACTCGGCGCGTTGGTCGTAGGGCTGCAAGGGATATTACTGAGGAAGGTGAAGCCGCGGCTCGGCGTTCGTTGCAAGAGGCGGCTAACTTCCGGGGTGAGGGGCGGCAGGCAAAGCTGCAGGGTTATTTGACGGGCGGGAGTGCGCTGTTGCGCGGGGCATCTGAGATGAACACCCTTATTCGAGGTCGTGTACCTCGGTCATTTGAGCGGCGGAGGCGCGGGCTATGAGAGTACCAGTTCGACGGCTCCCGCAAACGCGCGTTAGTGAGCAACAGCAGGCCTTTGCGCGGCCTGCGCAGCCGCTTAACACGGCACCGCTCACTGATGTTATTGAGGGTTTCCGGGACCAGCTCCTGTCAGAGCAGGAGGATCGGCAGCGGGTTGAGCTGAACCGGCGCCTCCTTCAGGAGACGAACGAGTTGCAGACTGATTTTGCTGCTCGTCGCACTAATCCAGAAATCTCTCTAATCGACTTTGCGGCAACCACCAATAGCGCTTACACCGAACGACACTCAACATTGTTGGAACAGCTTCGTCAAGGCGGTTATCGGGAAGACTTGATTGATGACTTTGATCATCGTCTTGGAGTCATTCGCCAGGGTTTCTTTGAACGAGGCCTTGGACATCAATTACAGCAGCTTGACTCACGAGCTGGAGAAGAGATTGAAGAAACCACTCGACAGTCATCGCAATATGCTGCAACCGATTATCGTAATTATGCAACCGCTCGTGATACGCTGTTGGATAGTATTAGAAGACATCCTGATTTAACGGAAGCTCGAAGAGCTGAACTAGAGGATCAGCAGCTTGCCGTTGTACGTGACGCGGCCGGAAGAGCGTTTGCTATTCAAAATCCTCAAGAGATTATTCGTCTACTTGATCCTCAAGGATTGACCGCGCCTAACCGCAGCGCCGTGCCGAGTGCTACGTCCGTTCCGACCGGACCTGTTGCCGCAAACAGCCCCTACAATACAGTGCTAGGCAACGGCCGCTTCGGTACCCCGTCCCGTCCAATAACTGAGATGACGTTAGGCGAGGTTTACGACTTCGGACGGAATACGTTAATCCCGAACAGCCGGGCGGCTGGCATTGGAAGGGATAGTCGCGGACTGGTTGGATCGAGCGCTGTCGGCGCTTATCAGATCACTAGCAGCACATTGGAGGATATTGCTCCGACTGTCCTTGGAGCTAATTGGCGAGAGCAGCGTTTCACTCCTGACGTTCAGGATAGGCTTGCCGAACACCTGTTCAACCTTAGCCGCGGTTCAGCGCAGGCTATGCGAAACCGTTGGGAAGGTTTGCGGAGTCTATCTACTGCGGAAGTGAACCGGGTACGGCAATTGCCTTGGGCGGAAGCTCGGGCGGTGATCGCAAGAGTTGAAAGCTCGGCGACGCCGGAACAGCTGGCCAGTGTAAGGGTTGGCGAGTCCACGACTGGTGCATCCCCGCTGCAAGCGGTTGAGACTATAGACCTGCCAGCGAGTCAGTCCGAACAGGGCGTGACTGTTCCGGAACGGCAAGCACCGACGAATGATATTTCGAGCATTGTAACAGGCAATGCACTGCTCGACGACCTCAACGGCGTCGAGCGTCTGCAGTTGTTGGGCCTCGCGCGTGAGCAGCTTAATCGGGTCGCCGCAACAGCGCGCGCTCAGATGGACGTTACGCTCGGCAATATCAATGCTGAGGCAATGAACAATGGCGGCGAGATTGCCACGCCAATTCCTTCGGAACAGGAAGTGCTGCAGGTATATGGACCGGTCGAAGGTCCGCAGCGCTGGGCGCAGGTTCAGCAGGCGCGAGCCACTGGCCGCGCTATCACTACCTTCCGTACTCAGTCGGCGACTGACATTCAACAGGCATTGGACACGCTTCGCCCCCGACCAGGTTCGCCTACATATAACACACAACTGGAGGTTTATCAGAACGCAGAACGTGCCGCGCAGGCAATTCTTACCGAGCGCGAGCGCGATCCTGCTGCATATGCCATGCGGTATTTCCCGGCAGTTCGGGAAGCTGCACAGCGTGGCACGAATTATTACTATGCCGAGCTAGATCGTGTTTACGAAACGCTCGGTATCAATCCCGCTAACGCGCCGGTTATGACGGCTGATGCTGCGCGACAGATGACTGAACAGTATCGCTCAATGTCACCGAGCCAGCGCCGTGAGTTCATGCGTCAGAACATGGCGCAAATGGGTGAGGATCGCTTTCGTCGCTTCGCGCGGGGCATGGAGGGAACGACTGTTGAGAGCGATGCTCGCATCTTCGCGCTGCTCCGAACGTATCCGGGGCAGACCGGGCAGGTCGCGAACCTGTATCATGAGATACTTGAAGGACGAGAGATCATTGCGCAGGACCCGGCACGGAGGCCTCGGGCTGAACAAGTAACCGCCATGTTTCGGGAACACGGACTCAGCTCAATCCTTAGTCTTAATGCTGAGGCTAGTCGGGCTATTCAGGATGCAGCTGAAGGATTATACGTTAGACGAGGTGGTGATCCCGTTAACATTAATTCCAATCTTTATAGAGAAGCGCTAGCACAGACATTAGGCGGAAGCCTGCCTGTTGATATGCGCCACGGTGAGGTTCGTGAATATACGATACTCCCACCACGAGTTACTCGTGAGCAGTTCGAGAATTGGATTGAACGCCAAACAACTTACAGCCTGTCACGCGCTGGCGGCGGGCATGGTCCTTACTACGGCGACCTTCGAACAGCTGTCCCAATGACGGATATTATTGACGAGGGTGTGTTTGTTATGACCTCACCGGGCCGGTACATGATTAGGATGGGGAGCGACGGACGACCGCTGATGCGTGATAATGGTCAGCCCTTTATCGTAAACATTGATCCTCGCGAAGTTGTAAGATGACCCAATCATTCTTCGACGACAGCCACGTAACGGACATTGGACTGCAGGGCAGCCTCGGCCCTTCTGTCGGCCTGTTCGATATGGTGCAACAGGGCTTTCGTCAGCAATATCGTGTTGACAGCGCGTTCGCGCTTGATGCCGAGTTAGACAGTCGCTGGAGAGAAAGTCTTCGTGCGCTTAGCGACGCCGGACAGCAGTTTAATTTTCGTGGCGGCAATCCGTATGTCATGCGCGATTTCGCTCGCTACATCAGGGAAGGAACTGTTCCACAAGGTCAGCGAGTAGTGCTTAGCCAAGAAGCTGAGACTATGGGTGAGGCTCGCCTCGAAAGTGCGAACGACGACTTTGAGGAAATGCGCCGCGCTAATGAGGCCATCAGGCAGCTGAACAATCCTAACATCAGAACGTTTGAGCAGATACTTGAAGAAGTCTCTGCTATGCAAAGAGACGTTGAGCAAGAAACTGCCTCAATGTCCGAGCGTGGAGGATGGTCAGGATTTTTCGGAGAATTGTTCGGCGCGATTGGAGGCTCGTTTACCGTCCGCGATCCACTGAACCTTTTTACCGCAGGGTTCGGGGCTGGTCGAACAGTGGCTACTCGGATCGCTGCTGAAATGGGAATAGCGGGAGGCATTACTGCTGTTACGGAATATGGTGATGTTGCTCCGAACCGGGCGCTCGCGGAGTTGCCGGAGCGAAGCTCGATCTTTAATATCACGGCTGCTGCCTTGGGCGCTGGTATTATTCGTGGAGGCTTTGAGGCGATTGGCGCGGGCATCCGTGCGACCCCCGCATTTCAGCAGCGCGCCGCTCTGCGCGAACTTGAAAGCTTAGACTTTGATGCTCGCGACACGTCGCTTCGCGCGCTGTTGGAAACGCTGCCGGAGTCACCGCGGGCGCGGGCGGCGGCTTCGGCTCTTGATGATACAATCTTTATTGAGCGCAACAATCCTTATGGTGAAGGGCAAGCGGCAAGTGTTCGCTTCCTTGCCGAACTACAGGACGTGCAGAGGGCGATGAATGGTGAGCCAATGACGGCTATCGCTCGAGCGTTGCCTCCAATGCCGTTTGAGTTTATTCAACGGCAAGGCGACTTTGTTCTTGTAAAAGAACAGCAGCCCTTGCTGTACGCTCGAATGGAGCAGGCGCAGGCGCGGTTGCAGGACTTAACGCAACAGGTCAATCGGCTCGTTGAGCAAGACGCGCCTGATATTATAGAGACGGTTCGTCTTATTGACAACGAGGCGGCTGACCAGCTCCAGCAGCTTAGTGTTAGGGTGAATGATGAAGCTGCTCCGGAAGCCGCACGTGTAGCGGCTGACATAGAGGCACAAGCGATCATCCAGCGCATTGGCGTTGAGCGGATTATGAAGGCTGCGGACGCTGCTGATACGCAACGGCGCGCTGATGTTCGCAACCTGCGCGCGTCTCGTCGGGCGGCTAACAAGGAATATCGTGAAGTGTATCGGCAGGTTGAGAATGAAGCGGTTCGCCTTCGAGAGGAACAGACTCGTATCGAGGCAGCTCAGCAGAGGGAAGCTGTTGGTATCTTTGCTGACGCTACACAGGGACGGCCGTTCAACTGGTCTGTGTTGCAGTACGATCATGTTCAAGCGCGGATTGATGCTATCAACGCTTTAAGTGATACATTGGATAACAGAGCTGCTGAGACCTTTGTGAGAACAGAAGCTGTTTCTGTCCCGCAGCCTATAAAGACTGCAGGAATGGTTACAGTCTATCGGGCGGGGACTGGTGTCAAAGGTGGGTGGTTTACCACCTCGCGAGAATATGCTGAGCAGATAGCAGAACGTGATGGTGTTCCTCTTTGGGAAGCTGAGGTTAGCAGAGATCATGAAATATTCAGTTCGGCAGAAGAGGTAGGCGACCCAAATCTTCAGAAAACCTATCAGGCAGATTTCTCTCCTAATGAGATCAGTAATGCTAGACAGATTGCCGGAGCAAGTTATTTTACAGAGGACGGTCGCATCGACATTGGCCTGCGGGAGCCAGTCGATCCAGAGTTCCGCGTCGCAACCGATGACGGAGAAATGTCGATTGCCGACATTATGCGCGATCTGCAGGACGACGCCGATCTTGATGAAGCTATGAGGATTTGTCTGCGATGAGCTGGCGAGATTGCATCCAATCGGCGATTGACTCGGGACGCATCAGCGCGGCGAAGGGTGCTCGGGCGTTTGAGACGTTCGATGAAAAGTTTGATGAGGCTATAGCTGACGGTGCAACCGAAGGCGAAGCGGTGCTTCGCGCTGCCGACGCGGCGGTTGAGGAAATCACTGAGCTTAACAAAGGTAAGCGTTGGGCACGTATCAATGAAATGCAGCGTCAGCATGACATTTATCAACGGCT